GGTATATTATCAGTGGCGTCAGCAGGTATATTATCAGTGGCGTCAGCAGGTATATTATCAGTGGCGTCAGCAGGTATATTATCAGTGGCGTCAGCAGGTATATTATCAGAGGCGTCAGCAGGTATATTATCAGTGGCGTCAGCAGGTATATTATCGCTGGGTATATTCATATTATAAATAATAAATAATAAGAATGTTTATTTTGTTTACAATAAAATATTATATATGATATAGCAAAGATGTCTTGTTTATTGTATGTAAATGATGAAGAAGCCAATCGCAAAATAAACATTGACGATTTGTATGAAAAGAAACATCAACGTGATTTAAAACAATTATCTATTTTTAATAAAATATTAAATAGAATACATAAGAAAATTGAATTAACAGGTAGAAATAAACGACATGAAAAATCTTTATGGTTTACTGTTCCAGAATATATATTTGGAGAACCAAATTATGATCAAGGTGAATGTTTAGGATATTTAGTTAGTAAATTAGAAGAAAATGGTTTTTTTGTCAAATATATGCATCCAAATACATTATTTATTTCATGGGAAAATTGGATTCCATCATATACCAGAAATGAAATCAAAAAAAAATTAGGTATTGTTCTCGATGAAAAAGGAAATATAATACAAAGAATGGATGAAAATATAGAAATAGAAAGTCATGACCCAAATGTTCGTTTATTAAATCATAATAAAAATGTTGAAAAGAAAGAGCAAAAACAATATACATTAATTGATAAATATAAACCAACTGGAAATATGGTATATAATCCCGAATTATTTGAAAAATTAGAAAAAAAAGTTACATTTGCATAATAAATATTCAAGTGTATAAAATTGAAAATATTCTGTATAATGAATCAATCAATATAAAATATGTCAGATAAAGATACAGATATAAATATAAGAGATACAAATTCTCTAAAATGCGTTCAAAATGGAAAACATAAAAATAATAGAAATATAACATCAACAACATCAATGAAAAAACAAACACAAATTGTGGATGAAAAAAATGTTTATAAAAATACAATTACTAAAAAGAAAAAGATTTTATTATCAAAATGTGATAAAGATAAATTATGGGATATTTTTGATAAAGATAATCAAACAGATGAATGTATAACTCATGAAAATAATATTGAAATGATATATGATGGAAAAACTGAAGAATCAGGTTTATGTAAATTATGTAGTTCTACATTAATAATAATGGAAGACGGCTTTCCAACATGCACAAATAGTTCATGTAGTATAATATACAAAAACACATTGGATTATTCTCCTGAATGGCGATTTTTCGGCGCAGAAGATAAAAACGCAAATGACCCCACTAGATGTGGAAACCCGATTAATCCATTATTAATGGAATCTTCTTTTGGATGTAAATTACTTTGTAATACAAAATCATCATATGAAATGAAAAAAATTTCAAAATGGACATCATGGCAATCTATGCCTCATAAAGAAAAAGCATTATATGATGAATTTCAATTTATTACAGTTATGGCTCAAAATTCAGGTATTCCAAAAATTTTTATAGATGATGCAATTGCTATTCATAAAGATATTTCCGAACAAAAGATGTTTAGGGGATTGAATCGTGACGGCATTAAATCCGCTTCTATTTATATTTCTTGTAGGTTAAATGGTTGTCCAAGAACGGCACATGAAATCGCTGATATATTCAGATTAGATAAAACAAGTGCCACAAAAGGTTGTTCTATGGCTGTTAATATATTAGCAAATATTGAACGTAGTATTTCTCCAGAACAACAAACTGATTTATGCACTACAACACCTAGTTCATTTATTGATAGATATTGTAGTTTATTATGTATAAATATTGAATTAACCATGTTATGTAAATTTATTGCGAATAAAATAGAACAAAAAAATATAATAACGGATAATACACCTCATGCAATTGCGTCTGGAATAATATATTTTGTATCACAAACATGTGGTTTAAATATCACAAAAACAGATATTTATTTAAAATGCGGTATTAGTGAAGTAACGATTAATAAATGTTTTAAAAAAATGGAAGTTATCAAAAATGATTTAGTTCCCAAATGTATTTTGGATAAGTATAGTTGATTTCATTTGATTTTCTTATATAATGTTTTCATTGTCTGATATATTATTTGTTTATTGTATTATTTAGAAGAATCCTATTTTTTTATTGTTATAGCATTTTTTATAAAAAATTCTAATTTAAAATATAATATTTTTATATATGTCCGATATTGATAATATTACTTTTGTTATTGAAAATGAAAATGGAGAACAATCCATTATAGAAAATCCAGAAGAATACCCTGTTGAAGAAGTTCTTGTCGAACCAACACAAGAAGTCGTTGTTGTCGAACCAATACAAGAAGTTGTTGTTGAACAAACACAAGAAGTTGTTGTTGAACCAATACAAGAAGTTGTTGTTGAACAAACACAAGAAGTTGTTGTTGAACCAGCACAAGAAGTGGTTGTTGAACCAGCACAAGAAGTGGTTGTCGAACCAATACAAGAAGTTGTTGTTGAACAAACACAAGAAGTTGTTGTTGAACAAACACAAGAAGTTGTTGTTGAACCAATACAAGAAGTTGTTGTTGAACAAACACAAAAAGTTGTTGTTGAACCAATACAAGAAGTTGTTGTTGAACCAATACAAGAAGTTGTTGTCGAACCAATACAAGAAGTGGTTGTCGAACCAATACAAGAAGTGGTTGTTGAACCAATACAAGAAGTTGTTGTTGAACCAATACAAGAAGTTGTTGTTGAACCAATACAAGAAGTGGTTGTCGAACCAATACAAGAAGTGGTTGTCGAACCAATACAAGAAGTGGTTGTCGAACCAATACAACATAATATTATATTTGAACAAGAAGAAGTTGTCGTCGAATCTGTCGAACAAATCAAAGCGGTTCAAGAAGAAGCGGTCAAAGAAGAAACTATCGAGCCAATTCAAGAAATTTTCGAAGAAGAGATTATCGAACCAAATATTACATTTGAAGAAGATATGACTCTTGATATAACCACTACATCTATTCCAAAAATAATATTTATTGTGCCATATCGTGATAGAAAAGAACAACAACGATTTTTTTCATTTCATATGAAAAAAATAATGGAAGATTATAAAAAAACAGATTATAAAATTATTTATTCACATCAAAATGATAATAGAGAATTCAATCGAGGAGCAATGAAAAATATAGGATTCCTATATGCAAAATCATTATATCCTAATGATTATCAAAATATTACATTTGTATTTAATGATGTTGATACTATGCCATATAATAAGAATTTTTTGAATTATGAAACTGAAAAAAGAAAAGTAAAACATTTTTATGGATACACTTTTGCACTTGGTGGAATTGTATCTATGACTGGTGCAGATTTTGAAAAAATTAATGGATTTCCTAATTATTGGGCATGGGGATATGAAGATAACGCACTTCATAATCGTGTAAATATAGAAGGATTAACGATTGATAGAAGTAAATTTTATCCTATATTAGACAAAAATATTCTGCAATTAAAAGATGGAATAACAAGAATTGTAAATCGTGGCGAATTTAATAGATATGCAGATGAATATAAATACAAAAATAATATTGATGGACTAAATAAACTTTCAAATATTTCCTATACATTTGATGATAATACATCATTTTTAAATATATTTACATTTGATACACCGATTATACAAAACCCAGAATTAACCCAAATTTATGATATAAGAAATGGAAATACACCATTTATACCAAAAAAACCTTTTAGAAGGGGAGGAAGTATGAGAATGGTTATGGAGTAAATATAGAGACATTATACACCGATGAACATTTGAATTGGAACGGTCATATTTGATGACCGTGCTTTTCAATTGATTTATCGATAATATTGCCCTTGAGACATCTAGTGGAACGCCTAAAGGCGTTCCATTTAAGATCTTCAAGGGTGTAAATATCAAAACATTTTTTCAGCATATTCAATAATATCATTTCTTAAAGTAATATTTTCATAACTATTTATATCTAAATTATATGTCAACTGATTATTATGAATACGGTATAATAATAATACATCAGGTAATGTATATGCAATGTTATATGTTTTTAAAATCCTTGCTAATATATCATAATCCTCATGAATATATAGTATTCTGTCATCATTCGTTCTATAATTACCAATTTTTGAAATAGCCGATTTTCGATAACATAACGTGGGATTATTCATATACCAACTATATTTGTTATTGTATATATCCTTCCATGTAATTATATTTGGGTGATTTGTTTCAGATACAAATATTTTCTTGCCAATTAATTCCGTCTTGCCAATTGATTCTAAAACAGTTTCACTTTGAGTAAATAATTTAATATTTGTCCCACAAATAACCACTTTCGGGTTTTCATTCATAAATGACAATTGTATTTTAATACGGTCAGGTAACATAATATCATCTGAATCCATTTTAAAAACCAATTCATTTGTGCATAATGATAATCCGACATTAGATGATTTTGCAGTTCCAATATTACTATTATTCTTTTTATATACAAGACGTGTAAATCGTGTAGATTTTTCAAAATGATGTAATAATTGCTCAAGGATTTCTGTATTTTCATCGGTTGAACCATCATTTATCCATACTAATTCAATGCCAAAATATCCATTTTGACATTTAATCGAATCCAGACATTCTTTGACATACGTATTATTTGTATTATAACTAGCGATTAATACTGAAACCCATTCAGTTGGTTCATATAATTCTTTTGGTAATACAACTGAATTCATGGTATCATAACTTTGTTTTGCAGTTCCCCATTCTTGATACCCATATACTTTTTTATGTCCTTCATATGGTCTACTTCCAGTAAAATGAATAGGTAAAAAACAATGACTTGGGTATATTGAAACATCCTGATATTTTCCAGTTTCTAACATTTTAGTAAGAAGAGCTGGTCCAACACTAAACCATGCACGTGTTTTTTTTATTAATTCATCTGATTCATTACTTAATATCCATTTTATGATATCGGAACATAAAGGATGTTTTGGAATAAATCCCATTGTTCCTGTTGCAATTAATCCATCTCTAACATTTTCATTTTCATATGTAGCAAATGCTGTTTTTCCTTCAAAAAACTCATCAAATGGTTCAATACATATTGAATCGGCATCAACGAAATAACCGCCGTATTGATATAATATTTCCCATCGAATAATATCTGCTTTTCCATTAATTTCGGAAATCATATTTATTTTTTCATTACATCTTAGATGTAATTTATTACTAATTTCTTGTTCATTCCATAAAATATATTCGAAATCGGGATGTTTATCTTTCCATGTTTTCATAAGATTTGTAGGAGCTTCCTTTGGTCCAATCCAGATTTGATGAAGTATTTTTGGTATAGTCATATAAAAATATATTAAATATATATTTTTATATTTTTTTTTGATATTCTATTAATTTGAATGTGATTCCAATTTCTGTTTGATTTTCCCAAATACCTGAAAATTTAATATAAAATGAGGATGGTTTTTGAGAATAATATTCATATTCTTTGTAATATTTGATTGATCCATTTTGTAGCTGATTCTTTAAATTATAGATTATTGTTTTATTTTGTATATTTGTTTCACGTTTTTCTGAAAAATATTGAAGATAATAATGGAGAAGTTGTTTTTCTATGTCAACCATTTTTTGAATTATTTCTTTATTATTAACAGTATCCAATTGTATTATATTCTTTGAATTATTTTTATTTATTATATTTTTTATTGGAACATCAATATAAAGACCATTCATTGATATACAATTATTCGAATAAATTATTTTTGTGAATACTCCATCCATAATCATATTTGTTTTTTTATCTAAAAAATATACATTTGATATATCAAAATCATTTGAATATAATAAAATATTCATTTCTAAAGTAATAAATATTTAAATTTTATATCATTTATAAAGCGATTATAAATATCAATTGACACTTTACATAGGTGTTTCATAATTAAATTTTGAATTATTACCACTAGATGTTTCATTACCAAGAGGTGTTTCAGATTTTGATTTATTACTACTTGGTGTTTCACTATTCGATACATTACTTATTGGATTACTGCTACTACTTGTTGGATCACTACTGGTGGTTTTGCTTGTGTCAGATTGTGGTTTCGGTTCAGAATCATTTATTCGAATTTCTAAAGCTTCATAACTATTAAAATTGGAAAAAATAATTACTAAATTAAAAATTATAATGAAAGATAAAATAACGTTTTTTAGAGTAATTTTCATGGGAATATATATATAAATACTATATAAAAATGTCAAATTATCCAATTGGATTTCCACAAAAAATTACTGCATGGAAAAGAAAAACATTATTTCAAGTTGTAGCAACAATACAAAAGAATTCAAATAAATCATCAAATCTAACTCTTTCTCAAATTCGAAAAGCATTGCCATTAAAAATATTCCGTAAAGAAATTCATAATATAAATGGTCAAACAGTAATGAAAACCTGTAGTGGACGTATTTCTACTAAAATAACAGATATAGATATGCCAGGAAGTACGATTGTATCAGAAATACCTCATACATATTCAAACGGTTTAGTAAATACATTGGACATTAATCAAACAACAATATCTGCAGAAAATGGTGCATGTAATACTGCAAATAATTGTTTTTCACCTACATACAATGCACGAAAAAGAGTTCGAAGTGCAGGTATGATTCAAAAAAAATTCAATATAGACAATAATAATGATATATATAGTACTAGTACGCAACAATATTTAATTTCTCGAAATAGAACAATAAAGCAAAATGAATTTCATTATATCCGAAAAGGAAATGCTGGTTTAATACCTGGACCAGGATTAGCGTCTAGTAATATATATTCTCCTAGTGGATTAAGTCATTGTTATCAACCATTCATTTCTGTTTCAAAGAATAACAATACTTTTACATATAAATGGAGTGTTTCAGGTACTACAACAACTTATACAGTAACTATACCAGATGGGAAATATGATATTTTCGCATTAAATAATGCTTTTCAAACGGCACAATATACAAACAAAACATATGTAAATTCCAATGGGACAAACAAATTTTTAATGAATTTTAGTTATGATACTAACACGCAAATCATTTATTTAAATGCAAATAGCATAAATTATAGTTTGGGTTATAGTATACCATCAGGTGGTTGGACAAGTGGACAAATTACCACATCCATTACTATTTTAAATAATAATTTTGGAAATCTAATTGGATTTATACCAGGCGATTATTCTGGCCCAAATGCAGCATTTAATTGTGGTTGTATATTACCAAATTATGTGACTCTTATTTACAAGCCCAATAATTCCGCATATGGGGTTCAAGGAGCAGTAGAATCGAGTGCACGTATTCAACGTTTAAAATACAATACTATTAATACTGGTGCTTTCTCTATTAAATCTGCATATGGAACAGCTGCCGCAAATGCATTAGCATATGGTGTTTCTGAACAACCATATACAGTGAAAACATCAGTAGGAGATAAACCAAAATATACCCCCGTTATCAATCCAAGAAATGGTATTTTATGTAAAAAACGATTTATTTATAGAAAATAAAATAAAATAAAATGAAATGAAGAAGAAAAATAAATATTTGAGGGTTCAACTCTTCAATTCTAATAAAAAATTGGTTAAAAATATATTTGTTGGATTATTTAATATATTATGTGGAATATTATATTTAATACACCAATCCGTTGATTTTTGAATATTCGTTTTTATAAGCATTTCTATTTTTTCCAATTTTGTTTTTGTTTCCATTAATGATAATGTATAATGTATATTTTGTATTTGTTTTTGTCCAAAAATAGCATTATATTCTTCCATTTTTTTTATGAATAAATAAGAAATATCGATATTTAAAAATCGCAATGTATTTTTTTCTGTATCTAACATTTGTTCAAAACAATTCATTAAATAATTGTAAAACATATCATGATTATCATATAAAAAACCGATACAAACAATATATTTTTCAGAATTCGCATATCGACTTGTTTGTGGTTTCATTATATATACTTTTTCATAAAATGATGATAAAATATACAAAATATCAATTGTATGTTGCATAAAACAATCAAATATTTTCAATATAAATTTACCTTTATATTTCTGTATAGATAACGCATATGCAACTTGAGCAAATAATAATTTTCCAATAAAACTTTCTTGTTGATTAAAATCAATTGAAAAATCAAATCCACCGTCTGCCGTTATAAAATCCACCGTCGATTTGTATTTTTTAGTAACATATGTAAAGTTTTCCAAAGATAAAATATTACCTGTTCCATCTTTCCCATTTTCTAATTTGACATTTGAATATGTTTTGAAAAATTGTTCGCTTTTTTTCCAAGCAGGTATATTCGCAAATTTGCGATTTTCATCTAATAATGTCATTCCAATATATGTATCTTCTTTCGAATTTCGCAATTTAACAAGTGCTTCTATAAAGCCACCCGGTCCTTCCGCTAAATGAAAACTTGTAATTGGTTCTGTATAATTTATATGAAATGTATTCATTATTTCAATCATTTTAAAATATGATCTAGAAAGAGGTTTGTATTTAGAAACTGATTTTTTTTTCAAAGGAACACCTGTATGAATATATTCATATGGATTTGTATATTTTTTATATGTATCCCATTGCTTTTCTCTTGATGTTATTTTTTCTTTTATATTATATAAATAATAACATAATGATTGTGATATAACTGATATTGGTATGCCTTCTGTCGTCGTATATTCAATATTTTTATATAATATATTACTACTTCTTGGTAATAAAAAAAATGCCATTATACTAAAATTATAATCAATATATATTTATATTCATTATATGTTCTATATTCATTAAGGGATAGTAATATCATTACATGAATATCATTACATGAATACATATAACTAAAATAAGTGATACATATAAATAAATAGGTTTCTTTCATCAGGTCGTAATAATCCCAATAAAATATTTATTTGGGTTGATACATTTTTCTTTTCTAATAATAAAACATATTTATCAACGTCTTCATTTGTTTGTAATTGTTTATTTCTTTTACATATATTGTAAAATTTATCAACATAACCCAACATGGTAGGATTATCGTCGTTTGCATATGAAAAAATATCATTTATTAACCAATTTTTATCTTCTGGTTCTGGTTCTTCTCTGTCTATTACCCAAAAATCAAAATATAATTGTGATAATTGTGTTTTTAATTTTGTATAATTCACAATATCTTCCAATAATTCTTTGCTTTGTGTGTTATATGTATATGAAATAATTTGCGATAGTATATCAGATGGCAATTTATGTATGAATTCGACGTTTTTCATATTGTATTTATATTATATCATATTATATTTTACGTTTGAATCGTTTTGCAATAGTTGATTTGATATTTGGAATGTTTACATTACCATAATCTATGTACAAACTGTTTTTTGTTTTATCATTGGTATTGACATCATAAGCATCAACAATATTCACTGCATCAGCATCAGCATCAGCATCAGCATCAGCATCAGCATCAGCATCAACATCAGCATCAGCATCAGCATGAACAATATTCACTGCATCAGCATCAGCATCAGCATTAACTACAGAATAAGTATTCACATCAAGATAGTTGTCACTTTCTACAACAGAAAATAGTTCAGGGGCAGTTTTGCGTAATTTTGTTCTCATTTTTGTCTTTTTAAATTCTCCTCTAATTGCCCGTTGTTTTTTAATTGTTTTTGAAAATTCCATTTCGATTTCATCCATCTCAATTGTGGTATTTATGGTATTAGCACCTTTCAAAAACATCTTTGCAATTTTGTTTGCATCTACATTTGTAGTTTTCTTAAATATAAAATATCTATTCAAAAATGAAAGTGATTTTTCAATCGATGACATAAATGGTGCATTTTTATAATCTGCTTCATGTCGAGGATTTCGTTTAATTTCTTGTTTCATGTCTTCATATAATTCTGAAAATAAACCACTATTATTCGGCATTTTCATTTGTAAAGCTTCATCTTTTGTTATTAATACAAATCCATAATTAGACAGCATTTCTTCCAAATAATTAAAATTCACTAAATATTCACGTGCAATATTATTAATACTTTCTTGATAAACATCGATGGCATATCCCAATGACGTTTCATCATCTGGAAATCCAGTATCATTATATCTTTTACATATTTCGCAAATTTTCACACGATTTCCATTATTATCATCAGTATTGAATGCAACACATTCACCATCTTTTTTTTTCTGTAACATTTTAAATATCGATTTTCCATCATAACATGTTCCAACAAAATATCCATTTATTTTGGTACATTCTGATAAATTTCGCATAAACCCATGAAATTTTATAGGATTTTCAAAGAAATAATGAATTGCAAATTGACAAGAACTGATATTAAATCCATTTTCACCAATACCATATTGTGCAACAGTTGCTTTACCAATAATAGTTGTGTCTTTCGACCCTTTTCCAAAAATGGCATTCGCTACCATTCCATCTTTATTACCAGTAAATGCTTTTAAATCACGAATATTTAATCCACTATCACCTACTAGAAATATTGCTTTTGGCATCGAATTATTATCTTTTCGAAGATTTAAATATCTTGCACAAGCACCTCTCTTCCTATTATGAATATTTTGTGGAGATACATCTATTCCAAAAACGAATGATAATTTACTTGCAGACCATTTTGCCAAATCACCCGCCATTCCAACTGCATAATCGATTAATGTGTCATCTCTATTTGAAACACCCATTATTAATTTCTTTTTGACAAATAAATTATGAAAATCACGTAACCCTTGTGTGTTATTTTGATTATTTGATTTATAATAAACGCCTTCATCTTCAATTAAATCAGGAATATTTTCGCCCGTTGTAATCATATCTGTTATAATAGGGTAATGAATCGAACGCCAATTACTATTCGCAACTCGGTAAGCATTTCCAAATTGTTTTTCTCCATTTTTCAATTTTTGCGTTTTATCATAACGAACCCTTAAAGGAACCCATCTCATATCTACGGGCATGTTTTTATCATATCTAAATTCTACTATATTAAACTCTTCGAAATAATCGCCTTCTTCCGATGTCATAAATAAATTAGACCCATCATTTTTTAATTTTATTTTTGAAATATATGCATTTACATCATATGGATCGCTAGGAATAAATAATTCGGCTCTATAATCTTGTTGTTTTACTCCTGTTTTTGTAGATGGTAATGGAATATTATCATTCAACATATCCTGATATGGATTCATAAATCCGTCTTCTTTTTCATTATATCCACACATCAATTCCAATGTTTTATATTGTTCTATTATTTGATTACCTAGTGTATTAACACCATCTTGAAATATATTTATTATTTCATCTTTTCCCGTTTTATCTTTTTTGATAGTTACTAGAAAATCAACTGTATTTTGTTCAACTGGTTTCCATTTGAATGATAATTCCCATGTGCTGTTATTCAATGGACCAACAAGACCTGGTCCAGTTCCACCGACACCAGTATTTGTTGGTGTAAAAATAAGACCATCTGTATGATATTTGAATAATTTATCTTGAACATTTTTTAATATATTGGAACAACATTCAAATACATTTTTGTTAGGAGAAACGACTTGAAAATGTTTGCACTGAATAATTAATTTGCAGGAATATTCCATTTTCGGTTTTATCTTTGTTGTTTTGCCGTTTTTTGCATCAAACCAAAATTTTTCGCCTTTTTTTGTTGTTTGTTCTGTCCATTTGATAATCGTTTTTTCGCCGACAATAGAAGATGGTTTTAATGAACTAACGAGTTGTTGTAATAAAGGTAAACGATAATTGTTTTCTAATTCTCCTTCTAAATCCGGATAAAATAATTTCTCTCGAACACTTTTATTATTTATATAATATACATCAAATGCTGCATACAAATTCAACGGTTCTCCATTTTTGTCGGTTTTTATATGTTCTCCATCTAAAATACTATTGTATATTGTTTTTTCTTCCGTTTTCATACCACTAAATTCCACATTGAAATTATTATCTATAAGATAGATTCGTCCTTCTTCATTAATAAAAAGCAATTTACGCTCTCCATCTGCTTTATCAGTAACCGTATAATTTTCCAATACATTGGCATATAACGATCCTTCTTTCTTTGGTAATATATGTTCTCGTTGTAATGTTATTGAGCCTGGACCAATAAAAGAGAAATTGGAGAAGAATTCACGTTTATCATTTATTTTTATTTTTTTATATTGATAGTCTTTATCGTTATTACGGATTGTTTTCATATATGAATTTAATACAATATCACGTTCCGTAAATGAAATTGGATAATAACATTGTTGAATTCCACATAAAACAATTCGAATACATTGTCTCAAAACATTCATAACTTTTTCTGGTGTATTATATATTGTTCCACTACCAACTTTTTCATTATTAATTTCTAATTCAATTTCATATGTTTCTACATTCTCAAATACACCCGCTTCTTGAATGGTATATCTTGGAACTGGCACATTTGTTCCCATCGGTATAAATCGCCTTTCTGCACCACCTACAACTAGTCCATCAAGTCCTGCCATATCGGCTCCTCCTCCTACTCCTACTCCCACATTTTTTGAAAATTTTTTAGACGAACGAATAATACTTAAATCGGCAAATATAGGAAAATCTGGATGTTCAAATCGAACACGATTCAATAATCGAAATGTTTTTTTGTGGTCAGACCATTTATCTACTACAGATTTAATAAATGGAACTTGAACACCAAATGATTGTTCTAATTGATATGAAACACGAAAATTCATATCGAACATATCAATCGGTTTTTGCCAATTATCATTTGTGTCTTTTGTCGAGCTTTTTTTTGTAAATTTGAGTTTGTTCATTACATTTGATGTCATATCTGATATTTTTTGGATACTGTTAGTTCTACAATATTCTTGTATTAAATCAATTCCTACTATTTCTGCACGTATATTTGACATTTTTCGTTCATCTGTAAGAGAATCTTGATAATTAATACGAAGCATTTGAATACCGTTTTGATTATCTGTTTTAAACCCATTCGAAAGAAGCTGTTTTACAACATTATCATAATTTATTTTTGATAATTGTCGTCCACTCTGTGTATTTGTTCCAAAACGAATTTCAAATTCATTCTCTTTTTTATCGCCTCGAAACATTGGATTACCACCATCTAAATATTGTTTCAAACGTTTATTAAAATCTTCTTTGGCAATATCCATTCGTTTTTTATCGGTGGCAATTGGATCTTCTTTTTTTTCATTATGATTCATTATTTCGGCTTGTTGGCTTTTCATAAAATAATATATAATAAATGTATATATTATTTTCTTATTTATACTGATTCTAATCAATTTTACGCATTTGAATAATAAAAATAAAATTTCAAATTCAAATTAAAATGTTCCACAATGTTCCACTATTTTATTATATAATTCCTGTTTTTTTATTTTCTTGATTGATTCATCGTTGATATTCAGTTTTTTAACAATTTCATCTAAGTCACATGATTTATATGTTGATATAGCCTTCAATGGTTTTGTATAATGTTCTAAACATAGCATTGTGTTTTTTATTTTTTCATCACTTTCTTTATTTTCATCCATCGACATATCAAAACAATATTTTGTCTGTCCACGAATACCTTTATTTTTATACAATATACATGTTTTTATTGGTGTTGATGTATCATTTGTGTGATAATCAAGATATATATTCTTTGATGAATCAACAAGTAAAATACGAATATTATAATATACTACTAATCCAATAACACCCATTAATGTTGTTTCATTTTGAAATGAAAGATATTCTGAATATATTTCTTGAATATTACCGTTGGTAATCTTATGATTGGTTGTTTTTAAACATTTCGAATTTTCTTTAAAATAAGTAATCATTTTTTGTTTTTCTTCTAATTCTCGATTTCCATATCTTGAACCAATTGTTCGATATTCACTGTAACCATATATATAAATAAATATACACCAAAAAATGCTATCCTTCTGTTTTGGTTCAAACATTTTGATTTCTTCTTTCGATTTTGGAATAGGCATTGGCTTTTCTTCTTTCGATTTTGGAATAGGCATTGGCTTTTCTTCTTTCGACTTTGGAATAGGCATTGGCTTTTCTTCTTTCGATTTTGGAATAGGAACAAGATTTTCTTCTTTCGATTTTGGAATAGGAACAAGCTTTTCTTCGTTCGACTTTATATTCGATGGTATTATATGCATATCATAAAAAAATGATTCTAATTTATTTATTTCATTTGGACTATCAAATTTATTATATTGATAAAAAATTTGATTTAATTCCCTATATGTCATAACAATTATGATTTTATATTATATATAATATAAAATCATATCTTTATATAATTATTGATATATATTCAAGTGTTCAAGTGTTCAAGTGTTCAAGTGTTCAAGTGTTCAAGTGTTCAAGGATTTAAGGGCGTAAAAAACGAATTTTTGAATCCATCTTTTTGGCATTCTAAAGGGGTCAATACCTGTTCTTGGTCTTGGACATATTTAATATAACAAATCAATTCTTGTATAGTGTTTTCTGGCAAAAAAGACATATTTATATAAATACCACTTTTATTTTCATTAATCGTAGATGAACTATTTTTAATTATTTTCAAGATTTCGATTTGATGATGTTTTGGTAATTCTTCAATAATACTTTTCATTTTTTCCAAATCCATATATTATTATTAGAATGAATAATATAATATATTTATATTATTTACATTATTTACATAAAAAATCAATTTTTATTTTGTCGATTCATTATGTTTTTCTTTTGATAATGTTACATCTAATGGTAGATCTAATTTTTCTAACCTATATTGTCCACAAGGACCACAATGGTCTTCATTTGATAAATCGACTTTATTATTTGTTTTATTATTACAATTTTCCATTCTCCACCTACCAAGAGGTTTTGGCAATTCCTTTGAACTATAAATAATATGTTTTATGATACTTCTTACAAAATTCATTATGTATTATCTTTATGTATAATATTTTATATTATCTTTATATAATATCTTTATAACATTCTTATATAATATCAACTAATTTGCCAATAGCACAAATATTCGAATCATTTAATTCGAATCGAATACCAATAATACTTACAACTAATTTTGAGTTTTCCACAATTTTTTCGAATTTGAAATTATTTATATGATGGTCTCGTGCTATAAACACTGTGATTGGTACATTTTTTTCTCTATCAATAACTTCTGTATGAATTCCAGCCTTAGTTACCGTTTTACAGATGACTTCAACTAACATACCATCTACTGGATGACATACCATACATTCAAATGTAACTTGAAATTCAACTAACCCAGAAACAACTTTTCCCGATGAATATGTCAATATATGAACAGATTGTGGACGAATAAATCCTTCGACAATACATTTTCCTTCTGTCTTATGAACTATCATATGTTCTAAATTTTGTTTGAGATTTTTACCAACTTCCGAAATCGGCAAAACGATCTTCATATTCAAAATAGACGAAATATATGGTTCATATATAATACGTTTTTCATCAGTCGTAATATATTTGGTATTTTGTTTTTTCATGCTAATTATATAATAGATATATATATTTATATTGTTTTATTCAATTTTATACGTTTCTTTTTTATACGTTCCAAAAAGAATATCAAAAATGGGAAATAATAAACAATAATTATAGCAAGGTAATTTATGATGAATATAATGATGTTTCCAATATATATTGGAATGTGATATAAGAGATGTTGTTATATACATATATATAATTAGACTTTGTTCAATAACTGATATTTTTATGAAGACAGAAGGAAATAGTAATGAAAACATGAAAGCAATTTCATCGACGTCTGTTAAAAAAAATGTATCAAATGGATATACAATAACATTTTCATGATGTTTTTTATGCACTTCTATATAATGATATTTATGAATAATACGATGATACATATAATAATTGGCTTCTATAAAAAAACATATTTGTATCATTGAGAACAATGATTCAAAAATATTACAATGTTCTCTATATAGAATAATATTTTCTGAAACAATATATATCATTCCAAAAGATTTAAATGTTAAAATTATCATATTTTTACCAATATCTTTTATTCGTTCTATTCGTTTTTCTGGATTTATAAATGGTTTATTATTTATATAACAAATAATAAATATTGTTATTGCGGAAAGTGAGAACGAAGAAATTAAAATATATATAGAATATATTGCATGCATATAATATAATATAATATTTTTATTTATATTATACGAAGGATTACAACATTATATAATTCTCAAGTTTGTAATATTCATTTCATTTGATTGTTCAGGACCAAAAAATAAAATTATACCATTACCGCCTTTTATACTATTCTGTTCTGTTATCCATCTCATAAGAATCTCTAAAATAACACATAAATCGGGTTTTTCTATAGAAGTTCCTGAATAAATACCATGTTCATTTAATATAATACCTATTTTTTGTGCAATTACTGGTTTCGATGCATCTTCACATTTCGCCCCTTTATTATTACGTTTTTGTGTCATATCTTTTATTTTAAACGACAATTCTTTCGCTTTAAATGGACTCATAAATCCGATTTCTGTTTTATTTATGCGTTCTTTTGGAATAATAAATTTGTTCGATCTATGCATTTTGAACGATTCTTTATCTGTATATTCTGCTTCATTCCATTTACCATCCTCATTCTCTACATATAATATATTTGTTTCTCCGTTAGATAAAATAATGGCTTTTTCGTTCTCATCATTTTCAATCAATAAATCATCAAAATATAGTTTAAAAATATTTTCATAACCATTTTTATTTTTATATTCTGGAGAATAAATATTCGATACAATAATTAATTTTTCATTAATATGTAAATAATCTAAAAAATGATAAATAATATATTTATTTACAAGATCCTCTGGAATTTCATGAATACCTAATAATTCAGGAATAACTACATTTGCATGTTTATACCAATTCTTATCGGATGCCTTTACAGAAATATTTTTTTCAGATACTATTTTCATTACATTTATTACTTTTTTCATAATATCTTCATATGAACCTATCACAGTTGATGGTTCCATTATTTCTTGTTGTTCTTTTTGAAGAAGCACATCTTTCTGAATAATATCTTTTGGCACAAGAATTTCTTTCGGTATTATTTTGATTTCTTTCGGTAATTCCATTTTTAAACTTGTATGTTTATAATCTACAGGTATTGATCTTTCAAATATAGATGCCGATTCATCCATAATTTCGTTCGGTTGAAATACATAATAATTACCACGTGAAACTAAATATCCTGACCGTCCATATTTATCTGTTAATTCATATGTTTTATTATTTATAAATCGAGTTAATGCATAATATATATGTTCAATTGGATATTTTTTAACATGATTTATTGCATTTATTAAATGTTCTCGTTTATATATTACTTTTTCCAAAAATAAATCACGAATTTTTTTCATAATAATGATAGAATTATTCTTTACAAATGGTTCTTCATATGTTGTTTTTATAATATTATTATCACTTAATTCAGGTAATTCATTGCGTTTTATACATTGATAACTACAATTATCCATATAATCACATATATCTGTAAATGGTGAATCGCCTATTTTAAATGGCACAGTTTTTCCAGATGACAAATTAATTTTTATATTTTGGTTCTCAACAAATTCTAATAATTTTTCTTCTGTAAAATTTGTTTGTGAAATATTTAGTTGACAATCGACCGATATTTCTTTTAATATTCGTGTAACACGGCCTATTTGAACGGCCTTTTTTTCCGCACTTCGATATACATATAAATCGGCTGCTTCCTCATCTTTATCGAGAATTGTTCCATGTAGATATATTTCAACATTACGTTCTTCAAATGGTAAATTACAATGACTTAAATTACGGACACCTCGTCCTATAATTTGTTCATTTCGATTCATATTGTACCAAGGCTCTAAAATATGAACTTGACGTATATTTTTAAAATCCAATCCTTCTGAGGCTGCTCTAGAAATAATTATTACTTTTACAAGTTCTCCATTTGTATTCTCTTTATTTGTAACATATTTAATATCATCATTATTATTTTGTGAAAAATCTTTATCACCTGTTATAATTACGTATTTTGCTGGTTTAAATTCGGTTAATGTTTGCATTTGTGATTTCGGTTTCATTGTTAAAGAATCAATCAATTCTTTTTTAGAATTGACATTATTAATAGATTTTAATAAATTAACATTATGAGATTGAGTCGAAGCATATCTAGAGAACCCCATAGATTCAAGTGCTAATGCCATTGGTATAACCCCACCATCAATATATTGAGAATATATTATAATGATACCTTTTGATGGTTTCTTTATTATATTACAAATATTTGATATTTTTGCACTATATTTGTGTATATGTTCTGGAGAAAAGATTTCGCCATATTTTTTCAAAATATCTTTTTTGTATTCAAATTTGCTTCTTTTTGGAACGGGATCATATGATGTTTCATATTTCATAATATTTGATAAACCAGTTTTACCAATAATTGATTTAATAATTTCTTTGTTCTCTTCTTGGTCAAATGTTTCCAAATCTAAAACATGATTTATTTTATCTAAATCCAGTTTCTTTTGTATCATTACATCTAGTTTGGGATTAGGATATACCATAATAAGTGATTCTAACGGTGCCAATAAAAGTGTATATCCAAAACTTTCCATGTTCTCGAAAGATGGCATAATTCTTGTTTTTCCTCGCTTATCTGTAACATTATTTGTTTTTAATCCTAAATAGGTTATAATAAATTGATAACCTTTTGATTGATATTCTCCTATTCCATTTTTATAAACAGGAACATATTGAAGAGGTTCTATTATTTGAGCCTGATTCATTTGTATTGTAGGATAATTCTTTCCTGTAATCAAATTGTCTTCATCAAATGTCGATGGATAAATTCTATATGGAAATATATAAGGGTTCTCACCTCTAACATATGATATATAACCAGTTAATTTACGAATTAATAATTCTTTCCCTTTGTTTAGGTCTCCTTCGATAAATGTCCCATCATTATTGAATACATCTTCATTTTTGATTAATCCACGTTTATCATTTGCATTTAATAAATTCGCTAGCCATATAATTTCATTATATGAATTATATAATGGGGTTGCAGATAGTAATAGTAATCTCATATTATCACTTTTTTTTGCAATTTCATTTAATAAAATAGATGTTAATTTATTTTTATTTGCATCACTAATACGAATATTATGTATTTCATCTATAATTACAAGTCGATTATTAAAATGTGATTTAATCTTTTTTGTTCTCAAAATATTCGCATCTTTTTCTGATAATCCTGCATCTTCTGGTATAAAAGTCACTTTTTTAATATAATTTGCAAATTCGCCTTTATCACCCATAAATACATAATAATTATTAATTAATGAACGTATCTGTGATGATATTTTTTCTTTTGTTAATCCTCTCAAATTTGTTGGATTAATTTCATGTAATAATGCATTTCCAATACAAGTATTCAAATTCCAATTACCGTCTGGCATTAATTCTAATTTTCGTTCATCAAATAATTGAAGACGAAAATTGTCTTGAACATTAGGTGATGCAACAATAATTATTTTTTTTGTAAAACCGATTTGTTTCATATATCCTCGCATTTCTTCTGCTATACCGATTGCACTACATGTCTTACCTGAACCTAATCCATGATACAATAATAAACTATTATATGGTGTTTGAAATGATAGGAAATTTTTCACAAAAAGTTGATGTGGCATTAATTCGAAACTGCTTTTACATAATATATCGGCTTGTTCTCTTATATTTGTGATTTTACCATCATATTTCGTATCTGCAAATTCTTGTCTTCTAGCAATCTTATAATTGAAATCTGGATCATCTAATGTCGGATATAAATATGTTTCTGTGTCTTGTTGTTTTAATAAAGCGTTATATTCTAATTTTTCCTTTTTTAATAAAAAATCATTTTTGTCATTTGTTTTTATTATCACTTGTGATGGGATTGATTCTTTCGACGGTTCTTCTATAAGTGATGGGGTTGATGGTGTTGATTCTTTCGACGGTTCTTCTATAAGTGATGGTGTTAATGGTGTTGATTCTTTCGACGGTTCTTCTATAAGTGATGGTGTTAATGGTGTTGATTCTTTCGATGGTAATAATACATTTGTAACAGATGATATTACATTTTTGACAGTTGTTATTATTTGTTCAACTGGACTTTCTACTGGAGTTGCCACTGGAGTTGCCACCACTGGACTTTCCACCACTGGAGTTGCCATCACTGGACTTTCCACCACTGGACTTTCCACCACTGGACTTTCCATATTTTCATCTATTATGTCTAATTTAATTGCTTTTTTTCTTGTAACTCTTCTAGCTGGTTTTATTTTATTATTATTTTCATCAACAATAACACCTTTTTTTTTATTTCGCAAGGATTGTTTATGTTTAATTAATTCATCACTCATTTTAATACATTTTCCTGTTTTAGGGTCCTTCCTTTCTCCTTTTGGACAACGTTTTTTATCCATATATTATAAGATTCTTACAATATATTGACAAAATATATTTATGCTAATTTACAACCAATAAGACATTTATATATATTTTGAATAAGTGCTTTTTTTTCTAAATTATATGGACGTATACATTCAATACATTCATTGTATGTTTTCCATTCTATTTTACTGACTTCAGTTTTATCAAATTGTTGTATAGCAGTAATATTTTCATCCATTTTCATCAAATAATATTTATGTTTATAAGATTTATAATTTGACCCCATAAATATCTCTTCAAATGGCATAATATTTTCAATATTGTGTAAATTTTTTTGTGAATACCCTGTTTCTTCCACAAATTCACGAATCGCACAAGCCATATCTGTCTCATTATTATTACGTCTTCCTTTTGGAAACCCCCATTCCGCTTCATTCCATATTGAACCATTATTTGACACATTTATTAATTCTTCTAATGTATATGATTCATTGTGTGTCATTATACCAGAAATAAGAGCATTAAATTTATCAAGTGAGATATTTTCTTCATTTTTATATTGTTGTGATATTAGATTATTACACCATATATCACTCCATATTGTATCAAAATCATTTTGGATTAATTTTTCTTTTTCTTGAACTGTCATTTCTTTCAATAAATTTATAATGTATTCTTTATTATAAATAGAATATTTACCACGTATAAAATCCATAAATCCTAAAGTATCTTTCCTTCTTATCATTAAAAAACGATATTGATTGTCTTTTTCATCATATTTAAATGCTATAATACCAATGCTTATTATCGGCATTTTACATTGATGATATGAATGTCCAGCTTTTCCGCAATTACTACAATAATTATTCATTTTTTTTACTATTAAACTATAATATTATTATCCAATACTTCTATATAGTTTTTTGTATGGCAACAAAATTTCATGAAGAAAATATTGTTTTCAATTCAGAAGTATGGGGTCCGTATTATTGGTTTTTTTTAATGACATTAGCACTTTCATATCCAGATAATGTAAACGCTGTTGTAAAACGTAAATATTATGATTTCATTTCTAATCTGCCGATTTTCATTCCAAATTCGGAAATAGCACATAAATTTAGCAATTTACTAGATAAATATCCAGTTTCTCCTTATTTAGACAATCGTGAATCTTTTGTAAAATGGGTTCATTTTATTCATAATAAAATAAATGATTCATTGGGAAAAGAAGAAATTTCATATGCTGAAGCAATCGATTCTTATTTATCTCTTTATCGACCAAAACCGATTTGTGTATCTGAACGAATTATTGTGAAGAAATATTTCCTTGTTGCTGCATTGATTTTTTTCTGTTTCCTTTTTATTTATTTGTATTGGGAAAAATAGATACAAGGAAAAATAGATACAAGGAAAAATAGATACAAGGAAAAATAGATACAAGGAAAAATAGATACAAGGAAAAATCGAAGGTGTACAATCAAAAATCGAAGGTGTACGTAAAAGGACAAACAATTATATAATTATATAATAAATGAGAATAGAAATATTTATATTCATAGTTACGGCATTATTAATAGCAAATTTATATACAGATGGAAAATATTTAAAAATGGTTTTCAAATTCAAAAAATATTATCAAATGATTGGAATCGCTATTGGTGGATTAATCTTTTATTATTTAATAAAGAAAAATCCTTTATCTATGGGTTCTATGTTAACAACCACGAATGATTATTTAAAATATATGCCAATTGATAAAAATACCGCAAGTATAATAAGTCCCATATTAGATTTCACATCCAAACAAAATTTTTATCAAGACCAATATGAATATGGAGGTTCTCAAACACCTGTTTTACCTGTTCAACATATTCATTTATCCAATTCTGAACGAAAAATAATGATGTCAGGAAATAATCAAGGAACTGGCCAAACTCAAGGAAAAGTCAAACGTTCTGTTAGTGAAACAAAGAAAAAATTTGTTGCTTCAAGACAAGGATGGAAATGCGGTGATTGTCAAGACCAATTAAATGCATGGTTTGAAGTCGACCATAAAATACGTCTTGAGCATGGTGGTAGTAATCATGTGGATAATCTTGTGGCTTTATGTCGTGATTGTCATGGAAAAAAAACAACTATAGAAAATCTATAAATTATAATATAGATTCATTATATATTTATGAATGAATGAAATAATAAAAAAACCGATAACTCTGCGATATAAACTATCAAACTCGGTGGCTATAATCGCATCATATATATTCATTTGTATTGTTGTTATTTATTTGTATTATCAAATATATTTAGCATCAACTAATGAAAAATCATTTACGAAAAATGTTGCATATAATATTATTACCATTGTAGTTCCAATTATATTTATATTATTATTAATCGTCTTTACTTCGTTCGAAAGAGATTTCGCATCATTAATTATTTTTGGTTCTCTTTTTTTTTGCACTTTTATATTTACTATTTATTATTTTTTGAAAACAAAAGTTTCAGCATATATTTTCAATAATTATTTATTAAATACAATTATTATATTATTAATTCTTATTGGATTGTCAATTATATTTACTATTTTCTCAGAAACTTTAAGAAAATTAAATGGATGGACAGGATTTTTTGCGAATTTATTATTTTATATTCCTTGTTTAATAAGAGATTTTGTAAAAGAGATTATTAGTGAATATAATACATCATCGAATACCGTTTTAATATTATTTATTATTGAAATATTTTTAATAATTATGTATTTCTTTATTATCCCTATAATAAATAACAAGGCTTTACCTGAAAAAACGGTTGTTTTATCAGACCCTGTAATGTTGGATACGGAAATCACTCTACCAAAAGTGTTGAAAGGTTCTGACTCTAATTTCGCCATTTCGATGTGGATATATTTGAATTCTATGCCAAATACAAAACAAAGTTATACAAAAGAAACTGTCATTTATAATTATTATAATAAAAACCCAGTATTGATTAATAGACCGCATATAAAAATATCGTATTTAAATAACGAACATGGAAGTAATGATTTTATTATGCAAGTTGGAACAACGAAATATAAAATTTCATTACCATTACAAAAATGGAATAATTTTGTAATAAATTATGTAACATCAAAACCTGAAATTCCAGAAAATACTTTAAAAAAAAAAATATATACTGATGGAGTTTATAAAGGACAACTAAAAACAAATAATGATGGAACAACTGTTCGAAATGGATATGGAAAACATATTTATACTACAAAAGACATTTATGAAGGGCAATGGTTAAACAATGAAAGATCTGGTTTAGGGACATATACGACATATTCTAGTGGAACGGTAGAAGATGGTATATGGTTTAATGATGCACAAACACATCGTATTGTATATGATGAAACTAAAACAGATGATTTTTCGGGAAAAGGGCAAATTCATGCAATATCCGCCAACGAAAATAAATATTCAGGAGATATTAAAGATGGTGTTAAACACGGATATGGAACACTAACCGATAATGCCAATAAAATTTTAAAACAAGGGTATTGGATAAACGACTCATTTGTAGGTAGTGATATAATCGATGTAAACCCAGATATAAGCACGAAATATATGAGCAATAAAACATTTTCTGTAGATATATTTATTAATGGTCGATTAGAACGGTCATATACATTCAAAAATGATGAAATACCTATTTTTAAAGATTCTGATATAATGATGGTTGGAGAAACTACCACAAAAGATGGTCTTTATGGTTCTATTTGTAATATAGTATATTACAAAAAACCATTGTCACAATTAGCAATTACATATAATTATAATCTTTTGACTATACAAAATCCACCAATATAATTTGAATAAAACATTATTGTATAGAATATATAAATGAATACAATATATAAATGAATACAATATATAAATGAATCTTTTTATTCTTATTTTAGTAGCATTTGTTATTTTATTACTTATAATCTTTTAACTATGAAATAAACCAATATGACTTGAATAAAATATATTATATATAATATATAAATGAATATTTTAATTATTATTTTAGGAATTGTTGTTTTATTACTTGCATATTATATATATACTGTTGTAACAGCAGTTCCTGTAATTGGAAAAAATATTGATTTAACACAATTA